ATGTTTGGTAACCTGTTTACCAGCAGCGCCAAAAGATTCCTTAAATGGGTGGGGGGGGGTGTGGGGTGGCGGGCGGCGCCCTGCCCGGCCACGCCGCAATAAATTTATTTAATCCATTCGACGGAATATCTTCCGAAGATTGGTCGGAATGTCCCAATACCTAGGATGCCACCCTGCTCGATCATCGCCTTCAGCGTCGGCTCGTTGAGCAATGTGTTCTGCTGAAGCTCGAACCTGAACGAGCATGTCCATCCGGTCGGTATCATTGGACGGCTTTTAGGGTTCGGTATTCCCTTCGGCAGCCGGGCAACGTGAGACATTATCTTGATGCGCAAATCCCTGTAATTCCACAGTTCCCCAGCCTCGTCCTTAAGCGGAGCAAACATGCGATCCTCGCCATCAAGTGATTCGATGTTGCAAAACGATTTGATGCCCTGAGCCACATCACGACCCTGCTTGCCGTAGAAACGCTTCGCAACCGACGGCGTGTTTTCCGCTGACAACAGGCTGAATATGTTTAGCACCGGGACTCCACACGTCCCAGCTTCGTCCAGATACATTTTCTCCAAGTCGGGCAGTTTTGTTTTGTTGTCCCCACCGTAGCGGTCGAACATTATGGGCCGGATGCCCCGAAGCTTTGCTGTAATTGTGGTGTATGATGTTTCCATGTTTGTGTTGTTCTATGACCATGGTTGTTTCGTCGAGAGTTAGGTCAAACCACTCGCCGTGCCCCGTGCCTTTATTGATCCAGCAATGCGCCATCTCAAGATGGATTTGCTTTTCAAGTTGGTCAGGGAAATCAGTTTCAATCCATCCGACAACATCTAACCGATGCGGCGACCAGACGTGAGCGGCCCAAAGCCGCTGCCTCAAGTCTGGCGTCGTGTGACCGATTTTGCAGTGTTTGCCGTTGTGGAAAAAATATACTTTGCCGCTCATAAAATTGTCACGCTGTTAACCGCCCGCGTGTCTCGTTGTTGCCTTGCCTTGCCAAGCCTTGCCCTGCCTTGCCTCGCCGCGCCGTGCCAAGCCGAGCCAAGCCCCGCCTCGCCACGCCAAGCCTGGCCACGCCAAGCCGCGAGAAATTATCAATGACAGCTCTGTCTCCAGAGCCGTGCGTATTCACGTTTATAGCCTCTCATATGGCTTAGGCGCGCTCCATAGTTTAGCACAGTGGCTGATTTCTTCCTGTCGTATCTCCTCACGCCATCTCCTCAGCAGCGCCTCGGCATAGGCCATGACATTCGTATGGCCATCGCCCGACTGCGCTGCTCGTATGATCTGCCGCGCTATCTCGTCTGGTGTTGTCATAGTGTTTCCCCCTTAACAATCTCAAGCTGCCTCAATTCTCTCACGCTGCCCTTGCCCTCGTAGCTCATAACTCTAATCCTGCCTCCTGCCGCCAGCCAGATCCCCGCGCGAGCCTCGGCCTTTATCTTTGCAACCCTCGCGTTGAAGTTGCTTTTCCCAGAGCCACCAGTCACCTGCACGGCCAAGATGCCTCTACTGGGTGACACGGCTATAAGGTCGAAACATCCAAGGAAGTCGCGCGTAATAAAAGTGTGAGGTATGCGTTGCTCTACGATCCCAACCGTCCAGTTGTCGGCTTCAAGGTCTTTGACGGCACGACCTGTGGCGTTAAATGGTTTTGATCGTTTGCGTTTCATTTTGTTTTTAAATAGTTTTCGACTTCGTCAAAATCCATGTCGCTTTCTTTTAGGATCGCTTTGATTTGGTTCACTGTTTTTTGGCGTCGATAGAGGAATAGAAGAACGTCTTCGGCATCGCTGCCGCCTTCGCCTTCGGCGTCCGACAACGCTAGGTCGTCCATCAATTCTCCCACCTTTTCATGGCCTGCGTCTCCATAGATGATCTTGGCCGCTTCATGAGTGCATTTGCGAATAACGGCATACGCAGCGTCAATCTGTCCGCATAACAATTTCAATCTTGGTTCATTGTCGATTGCTGTTTTCATTTCGTGTTCCTTTGCTGGACGTGAGGGAGGGAGTTGTAGTCACGAAGCATTTCATCAATTTGACAATCAATCCAATCTTCGCGTGAACCATCTTCTCTAACTATCGGACGGACGTTGCGTATTCGATTAGCAAAGTCATCAGCAACCTTCCTGAGTTGGTCGCGTTCTGATTCCAGCCGCGCAATGGTAGCTGACGCTATGCTTGTGGCGGCGAAAGCGGCGGTGTTCCAATCTTTCGCCTCATTTAACTCTTGTTCGAGTTGTTGTGAGTGTTTAATCAGGTCAACAATGAATCCAGAGTCGCCCATGTCGCTGGATACTACCTTATCCGTTCGTGGTGTTGGTGTTTTGTTATTCATTTTGTTTTAATTATTTTATTTGGCCCGGCATCGGCGTCTCATTTTCAATCATGGCGTTTTGTGTGCCGGGTCGCTGATCCGGTCGTTAGCCGACATACGACGTTCGGTTTCTTCGACCGTTGCCGCGATGCCCGGCTTTGTCATGTGGTGGTGTTTCAGAGTTCGCAGGCAGTATTCGAGCGCCCACTTTGTCCGGCGCAGTTCGGCGTGGAGTTCTTTCGCGGCGTGCTCTGCTCTGACGCGAGCTTCTGGTTCACCGCAGCAGGCCCATTGGTTGACACGCTGGATGTCGGCTAACAAGGCGCTGCTGCCAACAGCCGCCTCAGTGTTGACCTTGCTAATCTCGAAACACTGGCGAACCTCATTCAACTCTCGTTCGAGTTGGCGGGCGAAGGTAATCAACTCACTCAGTTGATGCCCCACTTGCAAATCTTGCATTTGCACATCTACATATTTCGCATCCGTTCGGGGTGTTGGTGTGTTGTTATTCATTTTGTTTTAATCCCTCATCTTTCCGCTCGGCTCGTTTAGAATCCTCCACCGCCTCCCAGCAGTCTTGGCATGTGAAGCGTTCTGGTTTTCTGGAATAAAAGCGCATCCGATTCTGTTGTTCAATCTCTCCACATTTGGAGCAGGTTTCTTGGTCGGTTTCTTAGGTTGTTTTTGTCATGTGTTTTGGGTGGTGGTTTTGTTGTTAAGCCATCTTGGACATTTGCAGGTTAAGAGATTTTATTTCTGAGCGTAGAGCCTTCCATTCCGCCCTCGCCTTTGGATCGCTCCAAGTCGTATCCAGTCCAGTTTCAATCGCGTGACGAGACTTCAGCTCATCGGCTCGTTGCTTCTTAGCTTCCATGATCTTGGTTAAAGCAAACACGGTTGGCTTTCCATTCGGTTGAGATTGCGCCGAGTGTTGCGATTGTTTCGCTCGCCAGCTCTTCAATGCGTTCAAGAGAAGCGGCTCAACCTTCCTTATAGGCTGTCCGGTTGTGTCAGTCCAGTTCCTGCCGTCGTGGGTATTCCAGAACCATTCGGCACAGTCGTCCGGCACTGCTCGCATCTGGCAAAGGTGGTCAAAGGCTTTTCGGGACATCGGAGGGATTTCAGGCAAAGCCAGCTCTCTCTCTCTCTTCTTATTCTCTTCTATTCTCTTCTCCTCTCCTCTCCTCTCCTCTTGGCCGACACTGTCGGGACACTGTCGGGACACTGTCGGGACACTGTCGGGAGTCTTTTTGCTGTTTGGGTTTTGATCGCCAGCCTGATTCTGTTGTTTTGTTAGCTTTTGGCAGTATTCTGATTGTTTTTTGTCCCACTTGATCACCGATATGTGGTTTTCCTCGATGGCGATGTATCGAATCTCTCTCAAGATATTGACGGCCTCGTTTACTTTCGGAATAGAAATGTTTAGGCGGCGACTAAACCCAAACAGCTCAATCTCGTCTTTTCCCCAGGAGACCTTGCTTCCCTTATGTCGGCAGCATTCAGAAAGCAACCCAACCCAAACAGACACAACCTCAGGCAGCTTAGAGATGGCGTATTGAAGCCGCGTCTCGTCTAGGTCGTTTTCGTAGAATTTGAACCAGTCAGCCATAGCTGTTTGTGTTGTTTGTTTGTGTTGTTTGTTTGGTGATCGTTTTTTGACATGCGCTCCCCGGCTTGGTTTGTTATGTCCTATCTCATTTCTTTGTTATTAAAGATGTCCTGCTCAGATTTCACATCGGCCAGCCTTTCGAACCATGTAAAAGTCACGCCCTTATGAAATCCAAAGGCTACGTTAAACCTGTGTCCTTCTTCGCATCCTCCTTCTATTAACATCACAGAGCCCCTAACAAGACCCGGCCTAGCCTCATAATTATCGTTTCCAATAATCGTCTTAGAAGTTGCTGAAAGGTGGACATAATCACTACCACAGGCGGGGCAAATTATTTGTTTGAGACCATCTTCATAAACGTCTTCACGATGAAGAGAAAATGCTAAAACTTTGGATTTGTTTTTGTGAGATTGACTATGGCAGTCCTTACATAAAGTTCTAAAATTATCATCTGGATAGCTCCATGGATCGAGCCCGCTTTGATACGTTTTGTGGTGAACGTGTAATGTTTTTTTAGTATCGCCACATTCTAAGCACTTAAATCCATCGCGGCTGAGTATTTCAAGCCGCTTCCGCTGCCAGCGTGGGTCTGTTAGCTTTTCTGAGTATGTCATTTAATGTGGTGGTTATGCGGGTTAGTCACCTCCCCGCGTTGTTGGATTATCAGAACGGAACGTCGTCGCTTTCGGGAGGTGTGGCGTTGGCCTTTTTCTCGACTGGCTTAGCCGGAATGAAGTCTGCAATCTCATTCTTCGCGGGGTAATCGCCCTGAGCGTCTTTTACCTTGAGCTTTAACCTACCCTCAACGCCTACGCAGTCATTAGCCTCAAGCGTTCCGGTCTCATACTTTTCAATCATGTTCCCAACCTCGCAAAAGTGGCGAAGCTGCGCCTCCATTTTGGGATGTAAAACACCGTCAACGAAGCGATACGCGCCGTCCTGATTATAAACGGCCACGCTGATGCGGATGTAAGCCATGCCGGGATTCTTCGATTGATCTCCACCAACGGCGGGTTCTGCTTTCTGGACTCGAAAGTCATATTCTCCTTTGGGCCAGAGTTGTGATTCACGGATTTCTTTTTCGGTCTTAGGTTTGAATTGCATTGCCATATGATTATTTGATTTTGGATTTGAGGGACTCGATGATTTTGTTTGCTTGCGTTTCGTTGAACTCTGCGATGGTTTCCGCGTTGGCCTTTTCAAGCCACTTCTCAACCGTAGCCGCATCAATCTTTAGGAGTTCAACGAGCCGATTGATTTCGCCGACCTGCTCCGGAGTTGCCAGCTTGATTTGCTTCGCTGACTTTTCGATGATGTCTTTGCCGTAACGATCTGCGAAGTCTGTAAACTCCAGTGGGAATGATTGGCCCTCAGGAAAACCAATCAGACGCGACTTCTTGACTACAGCTGCGCGAGATGCTCCGCGCTTCTGGCAATGAAGAGCTAGGTCTAGCTCATAGATGAGCTTGTCCCAACAGTCAGCAACCTTGCCAAGCTCAACCCGGTCTCCTTTAGCGTCCATTCCCCACTCAGCTTTTTCGTGTGCAATGAGAATGACGTTCATGTCCAACCGTCCCAGAGAAGATACCAATCGCCGCATATAGGCTATGGCGGGCTTTTTATCCGCTCCGAATGCGTTCTTATCCCCAAGCCTCTCCGCCTCACTGGCGACGGCGTTGTTGAACAGCTTGGAGATGGAGTCGATGACTACCGTCTTGAACTTGTGTTTCTCAGTGGACAGTGCTTTGATTTGGTCAATTACCACCTCGAAATCTAGTGAGCCTTCCTCGACTCCTAGATACTGGCCTCCGGCCTTGGATAACCTCTCCATGTAGTGTGCGCGGCTTGCGCCTCCCTCGGTGTCTATGTAATAGACGGAAGGGAATGATAGCCCGAACCATGTCTTGCCTACGCCACTGGCGGAGTAGATAACGAACTTCGGTTTAGTTGGTTCAACCGTTAGCGGGTCTTTTGCTTTTAGTTTGCTCATATGTTTTTTGTTTAGTTTCGCCCTCTTTTATAGAGCTTCGGGCTGCGCTCAAATTAGCTTCTGCTGTTCCGCCTCGGCTCGCTTGAGGTAGGAAACTGCGTTCTTGAAATAACCCTCCTTCAACTCAGTCCCCACGAAGCGGCGATTGTATTTCAGCGATTGATAGCCCTCGCTACCGATGCCCATGAATGGTGAAAAGACAACCTCGCCGGGATTGCTCCAAAGCACGACGCACCTTTCAATAACGTCGAGTTGAAGCGGGCAGATGTGTTTTTCATCCTGTGCATCACGCGCCTCGGATTTGTTCAGGACATTGGTTTGATTTATGTCCATCCAAATCGGAGACGCCCACTGTTGCCACTGAGCAACCGGAAACTCTTCTTTCGTGTGAGTGACTGGCTTCACGTCCTCTTGGTTTTCATCCTCTGCCCACTTGCGAAATACTAAGATGTATTCCGGCATACCTGCCCGGCTGAATGTTGAATCAGATCTTAGCTGCTTCCAAAGCAGGCCATGCGCTTTCGTGCGCTGCATCTCGATGACTGGGTCTTTCCAGATCACTACTTCCGAGTGATATGCCCAACCTGCTTCTTGATGTAGTCGGATGATGTCGCCTCGGAAGTCGCGTAATCCTGCCATGCCATCGCGCCCTTTGTAGTTCACTAGATTCTTGCAGTGAACGCACGAAACACGGCCGGGACGCGTGATGCGATGAAGTTCTTTTACAAGGAAGGCGTATTGTTGCATAAACTCTGCGTCGTCTTTGCAGTTGCCCATATCGCAAGCCGAGTCAGAGTAGATGTATAGGTTTGCGAACGGCGGGCTATACACAGTCAGGTCGATTGAATTGCTTGGAGCTTGCTGCGAGAAGTCCACGCAATCTGCGTTGTATGCGCTCCAGCTTGTGCCGTGCGCTTCGTTTAATACTTTCACTTTGTCTTTAGCCATATTGGGAGAGTCCCTTCGTGTGTTGGTTTGTATGTTTGTTTGATGTTGTGTGACCGCTGCCTGTCCATGCTGGCAAACTTCATTGCGCCCTTCATTTGATCATGCGCTGAAAGCTTGGCCTGAATTGTCTGCCAGATTGGCTGCTCCGAGTTTGCAATGATGCAATCAACCCTCACTGGCCTCTTTTGTCCGAAACGCCAGGTGCGCCGAATGGCTTGGTAAAACTGCTCGTAAGAATATGAGATGCTGGCAAAAATAACGTGGTTGCAGTGTTGGAAGTTAAGTCCGAATCCGCAGATCGAGGCCTTGCTTATTAGCACGCGAACTTTACCGGCTGAAAAGGCTTCAAGCTTTTCCTCTTTTGAATCCGCAGAGTCCGCGCCCTTTACTTCGACGCTGTCGGGGATTGCTTTTCGCAGCGCTTCGCTTTCGTCATTGGACTCGCACCAGATAAGGCAGTAGTCGCCAGTGCTTGCGAGCTGTCGCGCCTTTTCGACTCTTTCTTTAAGAGTTGCTCGCTTGTCAGCATGCATCGTTGTAGCGGTTAGCTGTGCCGACTTGAATAGCCAACCTTCATCAATGTCGGATTCCATAACAGAATCAACGCAATGCAAGTTCGTAGTAAGCGGAGGGAGTATGTGTCGAGAGTCGTCGCCTCCAGCGTCACTTGGTTTTCCAGCGCAAGCTGCCCAGCTTGCTACCCATTCCCAAAAGGACTGGATGGCGTGACCCTTTAGCCTGTAGCTTCCAAAGTTCATCGTGTCATTGATGAACCAGCGAGTCAGCATTTCATTTGAAGGCATTACGCCGAGGAAGTCGCTATGGTTTCCAAGTTCCATGTAGTCGTTAGGCGCAGGAGTAGCAGAGCAACAAAGCCGGAATGGTGTTTGCGAAAAGGTATCGCAAAGTTGATTCTTTGTTTTACCCATGAAGGATTTCAAGATCGAGGATTCGTCTAACACCACTCCGTTAAACTCGTCGGCGTTGAACAAGTGCAACCTCTCGTAGTTTGTGATCGTGATGCCTTCGGATGTTGAGCCGTCGCGGGAGTGGAGTATATCGACTCCAATTGCTTTCCCCTCCCTGACTGTTTGAGCGGCTACAGCGAGCGGTGCTAAGATTAACTTTTTGCCGGGGACGTGTTTCGCCCACTCGATCTGGCATCTGGTCTTTCCCAGTCCTGTGTCTAGGAACAAAGCAGCCCGCCCCTTCTTTAACGCAAACTCCGTTACCGTCTTTTGATAGTCGAAAAGGTAATCTCCGAGCGGCGGGACTTCTTTTAGTCCGTGGTCGCATTGCTTAATCGACTTGCGTTCGATTAGTTGTTGGTAGGTCATCGTGGTTGTGTTGTGTGTTGTATTTTTATCCGTCAAATCTCTCTACTCGCCCTCCGGCATAAATCATCCCTCTCCTCACTGGTAAGCGGCATCTCCACAAGGCGACGATTCTTGATGACATCATCCGCGCCCATCGGGTTGAGCCAGTTTGGAGTCGGCTTTATTAGCGCTGCCTTGGCTGCTTTAAGAGCCGACTCGCGCTCGGCAATCTCAAGACCCGCTAGCCAGTCGGCCTCTGCGCGTTCCTTGCGGGAGTAGCGAAAGCCCGCGACTCCGATGTGGGTTGGTGGGGTCATGGGTTAGCCACGCTCCTGGCATGCGCTCGCTTTTGGCTTTGCCAGTCGAGGCAAGATTGGCACGTCACCAAGTCAGCCTTTGGAGGCTCATCGCCGCAGACCTGGCATAAGCCCGCCGAGCGCAGCTCGATGCGTCTGACTTGCGTTGTGCGGCGGACTTCTACAATGTGTCCTCGTATTCCCCACGGTTTGCGCGGGACTACTGATTTCTCCAGCTCATCGCGCACCTTCCGAGCAGCACCAAGATCAGTGAACCTACCACCGTATAAGTTCTTCGGGCGTCGGGTTATCAAAACGCGGTATTTGCCTGATGTAAGGTGAATGTTGCGCTCTATTAGAACATACTTCGGCGCTGCGGTTAGTCCTGTGGTGTTCATCGGTAGAACGTATGCGCTCCAATGTTGGTCGTGACCGTCAGTGATGCCGCCCAATAAGGCAGACCGAAAGCCTTTGTATTTTCCCAATTAGTGGCGCCTCGCGTTATGTCGTTCGTAGCAGACATCGCCCATGCCTCCCGCGCCCTCTGCCACACGTAGGCTGGCTGCTTGTCGGCGATAGGATTCTTCACGCCATAAACACCCTTGAGCGTCCCGCGATTTCGGATTGAGCCTGCCACCGCGAGCATCCCGACGCGCCCTTGATTAGCAGCCTCGCCCACGATTGCGCGGATGGCTTTCGAGTCGTCGATTGCTCCGAACGATTGAATAGCGCAGAGCGTAATAATGGCAGCCAGCGCATTGAGCCTCGCGGCGTGTCCCTTGCGGACGCCATTGGCAATGCTGTCCTTGTGCGCTTTGGTGAACTTCCTGACGCCCTTGATTGGAATCTGCGTTCCTGCGTTGGAGTAGTGGCGCTTGATCAAGCCCTTAGCCTCAGCCCTGGCGACAATGCCGGGAGCTTCGGCTAGCATGGTTGTGATTTGTGTGTTGGTCATAAATGGTATGCGTAGAGGCCGTGAGCGCGGATGATGATGAAACGGGCAGTGTATCTAATGTTGACGCAGAATCGTTCAAAGGCTGGTACTGGCTTTGCTGCTTCGGGTTTAATCATTGAGAGCGCGTGCAGGTTTTCCCGCCAAACAAACCGATGCGTCTCAATCTCATTGCATCGCCAGCAAACCGGAGCGCCTTCCCAGTCGAGCTTGAACGCCTTCTGGCTGCACGCGCAGGGTTTGTTGATGCGCTTCGCTCGGCTCTTTTGCATCGCAAGCCGGAAGTAATTGTTGTCGCGCGCTGGCATGGTCGCAGTCATGACACGACCTCCACCCTGAACCCGCGCATTTTCATACTCTCGATGGTCACGGTAGAGCCGTGCGCGTAGTCGCCAGATATGACGTTGTAGAGCCACCGGCCCGGCAACGTGCCGAAGCCCTCTTGGAATCCATGCTTCTTGAGAACCACCAGTGGCCGCTCAGAGTCCAGCAGGTTAGCGAGGGAATGTTGTATTGAGATCATAAGTTTATTTTTTAGTTGAAAGCCCCCCTCCCGTTAAGACGGGAGGCGAGCAACTTTGGAAGTCAGCGAAAACCTCCACCGGAAGGGGGACTAAATTTGCAGTTGTTATTGCTCATATTGCTCTTTATTTGTCCGGGTCTTACTCCGGGTCAGCTGCTCTTCGCCTCTGACGATTCAGACATTATCCGAGCAAAAATCATTTGCAATGGGTAAAATAACTTTGCAGGAAAGCTAATAATGAAGCCTCGGACACGCTAATGTCCTACCTATTCGATTTCTTGAGTGTGGCCACACTCGGGACACAACCAGTATTCTATCATTCGCATCAACCCGCAGCCGCATAGCTCGCACAGGTTCATTTTGCAGGGCCGTAATAAGGAACTGGATATTGACGTTGCCCGGATTTTATTCTCACTTTTACGACACGAATGCGTCCCGACTCCAATTCGTTTCTAATAAAGTCTGCGGTGTGACGGCGAGAGTATCCTTTGATTTTTACAATCTCTCGCAGCGAATAAAATCCTTTTGGAGCTTTTTCAGCAATCGCTTCTCCGGTGAGCTTGTCGAGCCAGTTGGTCATACGATTTTGAAGTCGCTAGGAAGAATCCATTTTCCATCTATTTCTTCAGCCTGATTAACGACGTAAGAACCGGTGCGCTCGTTGATTATTCCGTAAGCGAACCCGTGAGAGTGAGCCAGAGATCGCAGCTGACGTATCTGATATTCCATCGACAGCTTGCAGAGACAGCCCACAGATCGAGCCACGCGGCGTTCCAATCCTGGAATCGAAAATTCGGATACGGTGTGGACGTGTCCAAATATAACTGCTCCGTAAGTGTTGGCCATGACCCGCGCTGCATAGAGGCCTGTGGAAAACCCGTGAGCGAACTTTGCCCGTCCAATTTTTAGCAATCCTTCCCGATGATGATAGGGAAGCACTTTACATTTGAGCTTGCTGGCCACGGCATGAATCTCCGCGACTCCTTGTGCTGCATAATCCGACGCCACTCCCTTATCTGCCTCTGCCAGCTCAAACAGCCTGGCATCGTGATTTCCTAGCAGGAAAAACTTCGGCTTGAATCTCTTTAACCACTGCATCCCGGCGTTGTAATCTTTGGCCAGAGACTCGCGCTTCTCATCGTCGCATGCGCCTTTTCGTAGCGGTCTAAAGTCCCACAGATCTCCGCCCATGATTCGGATGTCTGGCTTGAATGAGTCCACAAAACGAAACAGCGCCTCGTTCGCCGCCTCATCCTGCATGTCTCCGTGGACATCTGAGGCAAAAACGAACTTGGTGAATTTCGACATAAATTAGAACTCGGAAAGGTGTTTTCCATTCCAGTGTTTCGGCCTTGAGACGATGCCGCCGCGCCTGCTTCGCCTCTCACGCTTTCGCCACTGGATGCCGTCGTAGTTCTGCCGAAAGTCCTGCGAAAAGCAGTTGCGTGGTGCTGATCCTTTGCCGTTCATTTTGGAGGAGGCCCGGCATACCACCCCTCTGGCAATGTGGCTTTTCCTTTTTTTGCCCATGCTCCGTTGTCCCAGACATATACGTCCCCGCGAACATTTGACCCCAGACGCACGACATCACTCTGACTGTCCAGAACTACCACCTTTGTCACGCAACCGCTCACGCAGGCTAGAAGCCCAACGATCCCTAATAGTTTTAGGAGTGTTTGCATCTATAATTGTCCGAGGCGCGCTGGCCTTCTTTTCGAGGAATGCCAGCAGCGCCTCTAGTAATGGTTTTAGCCAGCCCCAAGTCACTTTGCTCCCGATTGTTCACTGGTCACTACGTTGTCACGCGCGAACAGCAAACCGACACAAGCGCTGATGGACGCGATTACGCTAGTCCAGTCAGGGTTGGTCGCTGGGTTGCCATCGAACAGTGCGTTACATGCTGCCGCTACGACGGTCACGATGCCGCCCACTCCGAATAATGTTGTCCGCCAAGATGCACTCATTTTGTTTTTCCTTTTGTTGTCCGATTTCGCCGCACGATACGGCGAACAAGTTGAATCACCAGTTGTGAAAGTCTCTTCACGGGTTTCCAAACATTTTAACCAGAAACGCCTTGCCACCGAGGATGACACTGCTAACCGCACCGCTGACCAGTGCCGCTTTTATAGTGATAGAGTTGCGCCAAGATTTCATTTCCTTCATGTCGTCAACAAGGCCATTGAGACCGATTGCCTTGTCACCAAGCACGGCCTGCTTGATTTCTCTCACATCGCTGGCGATCTGCTCGCGTAACCCTTGTTGCTCCTGTTCGCTCATAAGCATTATTCCCAACCCGTTGTGATGTTAGCCACGCCCCAAAACCTCATTTGTCCTGGAGGCTGATTTGTGAACCTACAAAGTTTTTGTATGTTTGTGCCGCCTGTGAAATTCGTTTCCATGCCCGTCAGCCAAAGTTCACCGATGCGGTTGGATGGCCACAATGCGGGGATGGATTCGATGCCTCCCAGCATGGCATATACGGCGTAGTGCGTGCCGTTCGTGACGTTGAATCGGTTCGTGCTGACTGACGCGCTGTTAGTCCAGCTATACCTAGCTCCACCCCATGCGACTCGGTTTGATGCTCCGAGTGGATTGTCCCATGTGAGGACGGTCTGTTTGAATGGCGCAGGCGTCACAGGCAGTGTCAGGCTGGATGTGGTTGCCATCTGAACTCCGGGAACGACTTGCGCGGAGTGAACTGCTGACGCGCAGAGGAGCAAGGCTGAGATTATGGAAAAGGCGTGGGTCATAGCCGAATCATGGAAAGATTCGTGATGAGTGTTCCACCACCCACAAACGTAATGTTACTGCTGTTGGTCTGGTTGCACATTACCGTTCCGAGAATGGTTACGGTTTGAGCATTGGTTGCAGCTAAACACTGAGCGCCAGAAGGAGCAAACAACACGCAATCTTTTAGAATCAATCCTGCCGCTTTGACAAATACTGGATTGTTAGCTGTATTGGTAGTGGTTGCCGTATCGAGGTAGAGGTTTTCAGCAAATGTTCTTCCGCCTTCGTGCCAAATACCTTTTCCATTATAAACTTTTGCGCGTCCGCCGTGAATGATGTTTGTGCCGTTTTCAGTCAAGAAACCTCGCGCAGTTCCTGTTGTTCCATTGTCTATGTATTCTTGTGCGGTAATGTCCAGTATTCCTGTTGTAGCTGAGGCCATGTAAACAAAATTGCCATTTGTAGATGCTATCTTTTGAGATGTAATCCAAGCCTCAGGTGAGCCGCCGTTCGCAAGACTAATCGCAGCAGCGCCTGTTTTTGTGGTAGATGTCTTCGAATTTTTTAAGAGATAAAACCTTTGCGTTCCAAAAATAGTTATTGCTTGCCCGCCAGCACTCTCTAATTGGTCAACGTCAAACCACATTCTGTAATTGGTAGAATTTCCAACTGTATAAATTGCAGGGTTTCCTGATGAATAAATGTAGTGGCCTGTGTGCCAGTAATTTTCTACGTAACCTTTCGTTATGCCTGCATAATTAGCATAAAATCCATAACCAAAGCCCATGATTGTGTCTACATTGACATGCATTTCTCCATGTTCCCAATAGATGCCCGCTCCAGAAGAAAAGTTGTACATAGGAGCGTCAAATTCATCTTGCCCTGCGTAAAGTGAATTAGCATTGGTAAAAAAAGGGTCGATTATTTCACCCACTTTGAAAGAAGAATAGGAACAATCTTTAACAAAAATTGCTGCAGCGAAGTTTATATTACCCGCAATGCTGTGAACAATTCTTTTGGCTTCAAACCTCAATTCTGATGCTGGATTGGTAATCATTATTGGGCTGGTTGCGTTCACATTTACAAACGGATTTGTGGCTGTAACAGCGCCTGTGTTATCTGCCACAGTAGACCTAAAATCTAACAATTTGATTCCACTCACGGTATTGGTAATTGCCCCTTGTCCACGGTCGTCGAATGGCGCAAGAGCAATTCCAGCAGATTGAGGTATCTGATTTGAATGTGTAATGGTTACCCCTTGAAAATCATAGTCCACTCCGTTCTTGAGCAGATTGGTTGCGCCTACATTTAGAGCCGTGGCCGTGATGACATCGCCAGAAGCGGATGCGGTTTTAGCAGCGGATAGGGATGAGTAGTTTGTTGCTACGCCAGATGGCTTGTTTAGCCAAACGGAAGATTTTATCGCATAACTCCCCGCCGCGAGGCCGGATTGGGTGACGTTTGCCGTTCCGTGGACTGTCACCAGTGAGCCGTTGGTGACTGTGACGATGTTCGTGCCAGCGGCGATGGATGAGCCGCCTCCACCAACCTGCCACGCCCCGCTGCCGTCCGCGTTGGTTGCTGTGAGGACATAGCCAACGCTAGCCCCTGCTGGTATCTTAAACGTGCCTTGGAAAACTGCGTTCGTGCTTGTGTCTCCTGATACGTTGTGGAATCTGGCGTCTGCTGCTGTTTTGGAATACGAGGTAAGGCCACCATCGCTGAGTGGAGCGGCAATGTAGTTCACCGCCTCGACAAATCCAGTAACTGTAGAATCAAAGCTGTTGGTGATTACTGTTTCCGTAAATGACCCATGAAGCTCGACGCGGTAAGAGCGCCCCACGATTACGTTGCTGACGATAAGCGATCCCAAGCTGCTGTTCGTATAGGTTCGGCGATCTCCCGTGACGATGTTGGTCGAATTTGTGCCGTAAGCTGCAATCGGAGTGATATAAACCTTCTTTATCGACTGCGGGCTGCTGGTGAAGTCCACAAAAGTCCAGCGAACGTCAGCCGCAAACGCGGCAATGGATAGAAACAAAAGAAGTGAGATGAGCTTTTTCATGCTTCAATGGCGACCTTCAATATGCGGACGGATGCAGTGTTTGCCTTTGCGTAGATGCTGGCGGTCTGTGGCTTCAGCAGTATGAAATCGCCGTAGGTTACTTTTTGCGGGAAGCTGGTCATTCCGGCTACTGCATCAACCTCTATATAGTTCGCCGAGTCGAGATTGACAATGAGAAGGAGTTGTGGAGCGCCCGATATTTCGTCAAAGGTCAAAAGCTCGGATGTCGTGCCGATGAGCTGGGTTGATTTTATCATGTCGTCGCCCGTCATGTCTGACGTTTTTGAAATGGAGTGCTGCACGGACGCTCCACTCTTGACGGCGTTGATTATTGCGCTGTAAGTGATTTCTCTAGCCACACTAGTGGCACGGTGTCAACTGCCAGACAGATTGATTCCGCTGGCAAGAACAATGGATTTTCCAGATGAACATCCGGGCGGCGGGTCGTTACAAACCAACCACGCCGCTCTATAAGCGTGAGCCGTGGCGCGGCTGTAGGGTGTGTAGCAATCCGTGTATCCGCCGCCACCAAATGTCGCTGGCAGTGTGGATGTGACAACCGAAGGCTCTACGAGCGGCGGGAATGGATAGGTGTTTGCGGTCGGCGTTCCGCATGGGTCGTTCGTCATTGTCCAACCGCCCCCTACGTAATCGCAAGGAACGTGAGGCTGCTGCCAATACGGATCGGCCACCGCTTGATAAAAAATTAAGCCCCAGTAAGAACCGTAACAAATGTCGCTCTCGACGTTGCCAAACGGATACGACTTTCCGTGAGGGAATGACTCCCCGTTCGGAGTGCAATACAGCACCGAAGGATAGCTGCTCTTTGGCGCGAGCGTGTCATCTGTAAATGTGTAGTCCACGTTGCCGGCATTTCTTAAATCGCTCTGCGCGGTTGCGACGACATACTTATGCTCCGAACACGGCTGTTCCAAGTCCCACGTGGCTGACGTGATTCCTACGTTGTGAACCCACCCGGTCAGCGGCGTTGTAACCGTGCCGGAAAGCGTGAATGAGGTGGAGTTGATTACGGTTACCGTGCCGCCGGTTATGCCGCCGATTCCCGCCACAGTCACCGTGTCGCCGGTGCGTAAGTAATTCGCTGCCGTTGTGATGGTGACCAGCCCTGGCGATGTCTGGACTGCCGTGGCCGATAAACGCCCACAGATGCCTCGAGCCGTAGGGAAACGAAGGTTGGCTATGCCGTCACACGGCACTGGAGACGTGATTGATTGGCTGACAAGGGTGTATGTGCTGCCGCTGCCGCCTGTCACTGTGTAGAGCGTGCTGCCCATGACCACCGTGCCGCTGAGCGCAACGGGAAGGTCTAGCACCACGGTAGTGCCGTCCCACGACGCCACGCACCCAACATTGGCCTCATCGAACAAATAACGGTCTCGACCGCATGGCCGGATTGAAGACTCGCGCGGCCATGCCTCAAGTGTTTCGCACCACTTCTGGGCGATTACAACGCTTCCGCCATCTTGCGGACCACCGCCCGAGGGTGAGAAGTAGCCCGTGATCTCAAAGTCTATCAGCCACGCGCCCGGACCAAACATCTGCACTCCTTCTTCAAGAGTCGTCCATTGTGTTGCGGCGGCATCAAGCGGATTTGACGCGCCGATGGAATCGAGGCAGCTCGCGCAATAACCGCCGGTCGTGTCGCCGTAATGGTTCTTGTGGAAGAAATTGTAATACTTGCCGTATCCGCCGCCGGGCAATGGAGCGCCTCGAATGTCGCCGGAGTATTGAGGCGCGGTTGGTGGCATCTCGCAGGTAACTAAATCAAACGTGCCCGACCCCGGACCGGCGGCGGCAGCGTCTCTAGAAACAAGCGGCATCTGCCATGTGTCGCTGTCCGTGCGCCACGGGTAGAGTTTGTGGTCGGTCAAATCCCACTGGCTGAGGAGATATTTAACATCCGAAATTACGTTTGCGTATGGATTTTCACCAGAAAGCACAACGGTCTTTTCGTAGAAATACTCTGTCCTTTCTACTTGCCCTTGCGGATTGTCCAAGCAACCGCCGCTTTGCGTAACGACTTTGTCGCCAGAGTAGGATACGCTGATCCGAGTGTTGGACAATGACGCGACCAGCGGAGTCCCGGTGTAGGTAGTGACCTGCACGTTTGGCCCAGTGTCTCCGCAAGGGCAAGCGGTCGTTGAAGACGAACCGGAAGGCATCGCCCATTTGTTAGCGGCGTTAATATCTCCAGGAGTCCCTATAACCTCATCCGCTCCGCAACCCCAGGTTAGAATACCGCAAGCTGCTGTTAGCGGAGCATTTCTATAAAGAACGGCCGTTCCCGCATTGATATATTGGCAAAAGCCCGAACCCGACCCAGAACCCCAAAGCTCTTCGTTGCAAGAAGCAGTTGAGTAAGCGCTCCCGCCAGTTTGAGAGCTAAGAAACTCAACTGTTTTTACACCCGATATATTTCCGTAGACGTCAACATTCTCTACAAGCGTAATATTTAGCTGCGAGTATGAAACAACGTCTTCCCATGTAACAGTGCCCGCGCAATGCGTGCCGGAAACTTCAACTCTTTGAGTCACCCTATACCACATTGTCTGAGTTGTGGTTCTCGTCAAATAGCGCACCTGCTGCTGGCCTGCTGAGTTGCAACATTCTTCCGCGCCAAATCCCGGAACTCCGCACCAGACGGCCTTTGCTTGAACTCCTTTCCAGCCGTATCCGCACGGATTTCCTACCGTTACCTTTGCTCCGGTTTTGGAGTAGTAATTGTTCTCAACCCTATCAACGGTTGCGCCAGCGCCAACAGAACCGCCCAAGATGCCGCTGACCTCCCAAGGCTCTGACAGAATTGAGTAATCAAATCCCATCGTCGCGCAGGCGGGTTGAGTTACCGGAGTTCCGCAGGCCGTAGGGTATCCGCAGTCTGACGATTCACGAGCGTAAGGCGCAATTGTGGATGCGCCGTCGTAGCTCAAGACTTCGGTTACGTTATCAAACTCGTCAACCTCAACCTCTTTCTCTTTGCAGGCGCAACAACAGCCGCCAATGATCATAACTCAGCCCCCCACTTGTTGATCGGGCAGGCTTCGGGAGCTAGCTTTAGCTTGGAAAGTGCCTTGGCGTCGAGCCAGCAACCGCACTTGCGGCATCGGTGAGTCTCGTTTTGGTTAGGCGGATGCGGAACGCATTCGGGACACGAAAGGCAGATTGCGCGGCGAGCGGACACGGTTTCATCCTTCGCAAACACGGGCTTCTCGTTTATGAACGAGGCAGTGACGCGACCAATGGCAGCCATCGCATTCACGCCCTGCTTAGCGAGTGACGGCATTTCCTTAGATTGCCCGCAGCATCCCATACATCAGATTCCGGTCTTTTGGCCTACTTTGATAGAGTGATTGGTTAGCCGCGCTTGATTCATGTTTGATATGCTGATGAGCTTTAGCCATGGATAGGTCACGGCAAAGTTCGTCAGTCCCCAGACCTCGGTGTTGGTGGCCGTGGCCGTCGATTTCAAAGTGAACTGAAATTGATTGGTGTATCGGCTGCCGTCCATGCTTGATTGCCACGTCGTGATGATGTCGTTGGTGGCCCAGTGCGGGTAGTCGTTTGTCGCAATCTTAAAAGCGAGCTGGATCTGAACCGCGCTCCCGGCGGCCACAGCGAACGCCGTGTTGTAGGTTGTGTAAGTATTCGTGGCGATGTAGTCGTTCGTGGCTATGCTCGAAGAATACAAAGTATATCGGTATTGCGCCGAGGCGCTGAAAGCGCAGAGTATGATGATGGATATGAGTGTTTTCATGTTAGCAAAAGGACGTGATTTGCATCCAATAATTTAAGGCCGAGTCAATGCTCGTCTCGCTGGGTAATGGCAGTCGCGGGATGTGATACCAGAACACTCCAGAGCCTTGGTCTTCCGGTGATGCGGACTGCAATGCTACCCAGACGCCCGGAAGCGCTACAAGTATTGAGCCTGAGCTTTCATAGGAAGCCGCGCCTGCTGTGACGATGGTGTCTAGTGGAAGAATGACAACGACCTCGCCTTCTGAATAGCTTATGTCTTTGTCGTATTTCTTTGGAGTCGCCCAGCGCCACCCGTTAGATGTCCCGCCATATCCGGACGGGCCTGAATCATCTACCTCATGAAATGTGCCGTGGGTGGTGTGACCAGATCTAGCGCCGGGAGAGGATACAGGCTGATGCGAGCGCGCGTTCTCAACGGATCGGTTGAACGCATCGCCGGATCGTGTTCCGCTGGTTGTCCTGGCTGGAGGGATTTCTGGCATCAGAGTAATACGGCACTGCCGTAGGCTTCGTAAAGCAGGTCGGACGCGGTCGCAACTTCGGTGTAGCTGTAAGAAATTTCCGTGCGCGATCCGTAAGAGGCTGTCACACGCGGCTTGTCTTTGTGCCATTGAACGCTTACAGGAAGGTCAAACCATCCGTTTTGAGGAATGCCTTCCCACGAAACCACCTCGGCGCTTGTCCATATTTTTCCCGCGCCAGTGTTGTTTGCTCGGATTGAATTTGAGTTTCCAGCTGTGACACGTCTCCGGAACACGTGGCTGTATTCAAGAAAGCCAGACAAGCCGCGAATGACCAGCAGAAGCATTTTGTAGGCGGCCGCCTTGTCGCCCGAGGTAAGTCCAGAGACTAACGCAATGCGATAAAGCCACTCCGCATCAAGCGCCAGTTCTTTCGTTGCATAATATGTTCCCATCCATTTTGCTTTCATGTCTGCTCCGACCTGGACGAGTGTCGGAAGTCCGCTTCTGTATTTCTGAGCAATATCACGAATGATCGTTATGCACGCATCCGCACGCGCAGACGACCTTGTGACAGCGACGTAGTCTGAGAACTTGCTTCTGAAAATGGGCGAGTTTTCCCAGCGCTGATTGATGACGTTGACCTCCAGCTCCATCGTGTCTACGTAGCCCTGATTGTTGCCGTCCTTGTCGTAAGGATACGATGCGCGGAGAGACCAGTTGCCGTCACCCTTGGCAGAGAGCTTGGTGACGGTTGCTCCGTTCCCCTGGACAATGTAAATGTAATTCCTGCATTCCGCTTCAGAACCTTCCCATACCTCTACCAAGTTGCTGCCCTTTGCCGCCTTGTCCGTTTCGATTTCGGTAGATGCTAGCCACGGCCCTTGGCCTGTCGTTAATCTGTCACTCATTTGAAATCTCCTTCGCCAAGTCTGGCGGTGTTATCGCGGATGCCGGTTAGTAGGTCAATCTGCTGCTGAGCGGTATCGTTTGCTCCCGAATACGCCAGAGACGAGCCAGTGAACAGACCGACCTGTCCCATGGCGTCCAGGTCAAAAGGCATGGATTGTCGGTCTTGTTTAAGTCGTTCTTTTGGCTCTTTGGTGTCGTGGATTGATCCGTCTTTCCACTTGTAATTTTTTGTGAGCTTGCCGCCGCCAGCGACCGCGTCAAACTTTGGTTTTGCATCGTTAAGGCTGACCGTTGGGTCTACTTCTTCTCCGATGGTCTGAGATGCTCCGCCGCCAATAGACGTTCCTTTTCTTGCACCCTTGTTCATCCCCAGCATCCGGACTACGTCCGCTGTGAACATGGTTGTTATGTCGTCAAACATGATTCCCACCTTATTAAAAAAGGATTTAGATTTTTTTCGAGCCGCGGCCATGTCTTCAATGTCTTGACCTTCAAAAAAGTTTCCGCTTTTTGCCGAATCCATCTTTGAAAATGTTTCAGACATCTCAAATCCGCCACGACCAAACAGCCCCTTACTAAGCCTGGCGCGCTTGGCGGGGTCGGTGATTCCGCCGAACTGCTTTTTGACCTGCATCAGTGTATCGTCGACGGTTTGTCCGGAGGGATTTATTCCGAGTTCCCCAAACAGCTTTTGAGCTTCTGCGTCGCCCTGGTTGAATGCGCCGGCTTTGGCGTTGAATCGGTTGAGCGCATTGAATGCCGAATCTTTATCTACTCCCGCCAGCTCCGCAGCGCGTCCGAATGTCTTGAGCATTCCAGCGCTCGCGCCCGTAATGCGAGACTGGCGAGATAGCGCCGATGCCTCAACCATCTTATTTCCAGCGGCGGCCGCCAGTCCAGCCAGCGCTCCAAGCCCGGCAGATAATGCGCCAATAGGACCAAGCATTCCCGAAAATTTACCCATCAGCTCTCCGGCAACTGGCGATATCTTGCCGATGGTCTCTGCAAGTTTGTCCATTCCACCCGTTGCTGCCCCGGCTTGAACTACGCTTCCGTATTGTTTTACCGCAGCCGACTGAGCCCCCCACGCCTGAGGCATGGAAGTGTTCATGGTTTTGAATTGTTGAGTGATCCTGTTGATGGTGTCGCTCAATCCCTGCTGGTCTGCTCCGATTTTGACGATGAGTTCCATTATTAGCTCCGTGCGTATTTCTCTGCGTCAGATTCTGTCCAGAATGTCTTCCGCCATTTTGATACGTCTGTGATGCTCTCGGCCTTGGCGATCTCTCCGAGCGTATGATAGTGATACCAAGCTGCGGGAAGATACTTCTCAATCGCTTCACGCTCTGAGAATCCGCCCGCCATCAATCTGGCCAACATCAAACACTCCCAAGGAGCGCTGAATTCAATTCCGCTGCTCGACATGTGGCGCATGACCGGCGCGCGGCGATAGCCGTCCACGAGATACTTGGAGAACTTTTCAGATTCGGTTTCGTTTGAAAAGCGCGTGCGCTGATACCAACGAGGCTTTAGCGCTTTCATCCATCGGGCAAACTCGGATTGCCATTCTCCTCTTAGAATGGCTTCCTCGGTCTGTGAATACGGACTTGAACAAACAAAAACAGCAAGCGCTAGTGCGTCTGCTGTCGCCACTACGTCGCCGTCTGAATCGCCACAAAAAGGAGATCCTATGCGGTTTAGAAGGATGTGGTGGCCGACGCTAAACGGGCGCAACATCGTTCCCAAGACATTGTGCGCCTCGGGAACTAGGTCTCGTGGTGTTGCGGTTCGGCTCATTCATCAGCTCAGGGCAGCGAAGGTTTTGGCGACGTGCTTGACGACAGTCAGATTGATGATGCCCTCGCCGTCCGGCGTGTAGCTCACGGAGGCGTCGGTGACGAGGTTTGTGCCCGCCACGCTCATGTCCGTGTCCGCAGCATCGCCCGCGATTGTGATGGCCGTGTTCTTCTTCGGCATGTCGCCCAAGATGGCAAGCGCGGCGGCTGCGTTGGCTGCAATCGGCTTGATGGCAAAGCGGAACTGAATCCTGTCATTGCGCGTGCGGACGGCTTGGATTTCTCCGGCATTGTCGACGGTAGTGCTGTCGTCTGTTACTAGCGTTTTTTCAACGCTGGTGAAGATTGTGCCGGCTCGAGACGTAGCACTGCGGCCCGTCCACGTGACGGTTGTGGCCGGTATGCCCTGGTAAGCTGCGTAAGCTGTTGTTCCTATATTTGCCATAAATTAAACAAGTTGAGTTTTTTTGAGTTCGAGATATCCGCCGGCAACGGAAGCACAACCGTGTATGCCGTCTGCCAGACCTTTGATGACCTCTGTTGCGCGGCGGTCTCCGTAGATTTCTTTTAGCTTGGCGTATGCGTCTAGCTCGGAGATGTCTTTTCCGTTAAAAGTCAGTTTTGGTTTGATATCTTCTGGCATAAAATCAAGCAATCACTGTGGCCGTAAAGTCAACAGACAACGTCCAAATCTCATCTTCATCAAACCCAGTGGCGATGCGATTGATCTGGAATGCTGTCATCATAAACTCCGTGGAATCCACCACTCCAGCCGCCACAGCTGCGGATGTGATGGCGTCGGCGACTGGCTGCGGTCTGTCATCTGCAGGAACTAACGTTTCGATTGTCTCTAGCAATGCGTCCTCAAGTGCGTCCGAGATTGTCAGGTTGTCCTCGTTATCGTCTGTGGACGGATCTGTCTTGAGCAACAATGAGCCCGTGACTTTCCAGTTCTTTGAACGCTGACGCTCAGCGGATTCTGTGTTGCAGATGAGCAGCGGCAGCGTTTTACCCGTAGTCTCTTTTGTTCGAACGACGTTGTCTGTGGTGAGTCCTGAAATGAAATTAGCCACAAAGAACGCTTTGAGTGCGTTGTCTGTTTTCCGGATGACATGAGATGCGCTAGACATTCAATTCAAAGGTAGAGTCAAACTAACGAGTTTTAATACTGAGCCGTTGCGCCGTTTTTCTTAACTCTTTCTCAAGAAAAGCCTGAGTGTCGGCCAGCTCGTCTGCGTAAGCTTTTTTAAGCGCTGGCAGTGCGTATTTCATCAAGCCTTTGTCGCCCTGCCGCTTGGTCATGGCTTTGTTGACGGCTACAGCGACGACCTTGTTGCCTGCGGTGGCAAGTGTCCCAAATCCCTTTGGACTTCCTACCGGCTTAAGTCCTGGACTGTTGTCCTGAGGAACGCTGCTTGATCCGGAGCTGTAAGACAGGAAAGGCTTTTGAGCCGTGGCAATAGCCGACTTGAGATAAGAGATGGATTTCAACCTTGCTCCAATCTTCTTTTTGACTGCTTTGGCCATCGCTTTGCGACCCGCAGACCTGCTCTTGCCCTTGAAAGGTGAGCCCGATTTGCGCTTTGATAGGATGGCAAATATCATCGGAATGGACGCTCCCGTCTTTGTCGTGGAGTTTCCCTTTTTGGCAGCTCCTTTAATTTTCCAGCCGCCTTTGAATTTCAGCTTCTTTCCTGATTTGGTGGTCTTCTCTCCGGACTGATAAAGCTTCATTTGGAGTCCGAGCTTTCTCGCCATGACGTTCTTGTCTGCCTTGGGCGTCAGCCACAGCCAACGGCGCAGCATCCACCCCATCTTTTTATTGAATGCGGTGGCAAGGTCTTTTCCATTCTCTGCAACAAGCTGACGCGTGGCCAACTCAAGAGCGCTGGTGTCGAATTTGAATAGCGGATTGCTCATGCTTTTCGGTTGGCGTCCATGCAGCCAAGACGCAGCACTGAATCTCCCGGAAGTGTAACCACGTCCGAGATCCGATAGAGCGTGTCTTTGTAAGTTATCTTATCCTTTGGCTGTGGCTGGCCACCTGCATCAAACAGTTCTGAGCGGACAAACAGATTCAGGTCTGTATCTGGGGAGAATCCGCCAGGCGTCAGGTCTTTGGTCTTTGTGGCGCTAGTGGTAGTGCAGCCATAGATGCTGCCGTTCCAGACGAACGTGGGAGAGCCCAGCGCCCGCTCTAGGCTCTTCTGGCTGCGGTTCAAGTCAGATGCTATGCTCATAGTTCTTAAAAGAAAAGCCGCCCCGCCAGTTTCCTAGCGAGGCGGCAAACAACAACAACCAATCAGCTATCAACCCAAAAGAACCGCAACATGTTCCGGCTTGATGACCTTCACGCCCCAAGCAATCGAGACGTGATAGACGTTCATCCGGAATCCGGGATAGACAGCAAACTCAAAGCTCAATCCGCTGTTAGGATCTGTGACAGTCATACGGTCTGACGCTTGGTCGCCCTCTTCCGGAATCGCAGGCAAGCGAGTTGCCAGCAAGATCGCGTTGCGGCTGTGAGCGATATTGCGGGCGCTTGTAGCGACCACAGTAATTGCGGCGTTGTCGGCGGCTGCTTGGCGCAGTCCGGGAGCGGCAATAGTGACCGTTCCAGATGTCGCAGCCAGGCCAGTTGTCACAACGTATTTGTTAGTGTCACCTGCGAATGTGATAACGTCACCCGCCACGATACCGGTCGTGTTGACCGTGCCGGTGTCGAACACCACAGCCGTCGCGCCAATCGCAAGAGCGCCGTTGACCAGCGCGCCGGTCATTGCGCCAGCGGTCGTGGATTGAACCTGTGCAGATTCATGCAGGCCAAAGCCCATAAGGTTTCCGATTTCGCCACGGCGCAACATCGCGTCCGTTCCGGCTTCGTTAACCTTGAACAATTGGCTTTGCTTGCCACGAAGATTGGCGCTAGCGGTCGTGTTCACGATAAGATGGCGATCACTCTTGGGAGCGCCATTATCGTCGAGAATCTTGTAAACCTGCGCGAGGTCGCTCATTTCCGCTGCGGTAGCGAAAGGAGTTGTCGCAGCAGTGCCGAATGCGCGGCTGGCTGCATTTTTTGCGGCGGTAGAAATGTCGGTCTCGACTTCATTGACAGCAGCGCGAATGGCCTGAGCAATCTGATACTGCTTCAGCGTCAGGAAGCCAGGGCCGTAGTTTACGCTCGCCTGCTCTTCACCAGTCCATGAGAACGGGAAGAAACGCTGTTTGGTGATCGTCAGCGCAGAGTTTGAAAGTGTTTGGTCGCTTGCACTCGGGAGCGACATCGCCGGAGTGATGTCGGCGCCTGCGGCATTGGCCGGTGAAATAGGGATGCGAAGGCTCTGGTTTGCCGCTACGCGGTCGGCCGAGCTGTCGCGAGCGCAGGCTGGAATGAATCCGACGAGTTCGCGTGAAACGACATCAAGCGCGGAATAGATGTCAGGAATTAGGTTTGTAAGTGTATTTGCCATAAACGGTCAGTGATTTGGTTTTGGTTTTAGTCAGTGATTTTGCCACCTGCGCGAACGAACTTGGCGCGCTCAGAGACAGACATTGAATTGAAGTCAGAGCGCTTAACGGCGGACTGCGTTGTGCCAGTGATGGTGGCCGGGGGCGCGGTGTGAATCGGAGGCTGGCCCTGCGCGGCGGTGATCTGCTGCGCTTGAGCGGGCGCGAGCTTCTGGGCTGCGGCGAGGTCGCTCGTCAGCTTTTCAACGCTGGCCTTAGCTGATGTGGCTTCCTCGGAGGACTTCTCCAGAGCAGAAGCTTTTTCAGCGAGGGCGGCTTTTGCGGATGCCAGCTCAGCGTTTGATTTGCCAAGTTCGGATTTGAGGGAGTTCAATTCGTCCAGGACGGCAGACTTGACGCCCGTGACGATGGTGTTGTTCTGCGAGGAGAACAGTGAAGCGAGTTCAGATTTAATTTTGTCCCACATAGAAAATTCTTCTTTCTACATGGGTTTGCGGAGTCAACTTTCAGCCATTTAGAAATGCAGCAAGAAGTTCTTCTTCTTCGATGTTTTCGGGTGAAGGCACGAACTCGCCGTCGTTCCATCCGAAAATCTGTAATTGAAGACGGCCACGATGGGTGAATGCCTGGCGCTTTTTCGGTGGCGCGTAAAAACCTCCGACCGTGTTCTCGGGTGCTACCACCGGAGCGGAGATCAAGGTGACCGTGGCCGTGCCTCCAGTGATCGCCCCGCCGGAAGATGTGAAGCTATAAACCGTTCCGCCGGCTGAGACCACTGATGCGGAGGCAGTCCCTGCCGTTTGCGTTCCACCGCTAGACGAGGCGACAAACGTGCGCTTGATTGTGGCGCTTCCGGCTGTGGTGATTCCGCCGCTGGATGCGGTGGAGAAGGCCCGCTTTACTGCCGCTGTTCCGCCAGCCTGCGCGCCGCCGTTTGACGCCGTAATGATGGTCCTGCCAATGATTGACGCGCCGGATGTCTGGATGCCGCCGGATGACGCGGTAACAATCGTTTTTGAGACACCGGCGCTGCCGCCAGTCTGGATGCCTCCGCTGGCGGTGTGTGAGAATGTCGACGGTCCAGACGACAGTTGCGCCAGCAGCAGGCTCATTTTAGTAGGCCGTCACTTCCGCCCAATCCACCGTGATGGCTGCCGTCCATGTTCCGGTCGCTGGGACGGCGATGCTGCGGATGACAAACCCCTCGCTGGTGGCCAAGACAAGAGGATGCTCACCATCGGCGACCTCGGCTTGCCACAGGATTGTGTCGGGAACAATGATTGACCCGTTGAGAGAGGAGGTGATAGGACCGGCGGCAACAAGTGTTGAAAGCGCTACGGTTTCCAGCGTCTTTGTGCCTGCCGTCAATGCTGCCGTGGACGATATGCCGATGTCCGACGCAGCAATGAGCGATGATCCCATCGACGTGCGACGCTTGAGCAACGCCGCCGGAGTAACGCGTGTGCCGCCTGAGCCTGCCGCGCTCCAGCCAGTAGCTTTTACCAAATCAATTTGAATCGGCACGCCTGCGGCAAAGAACGTCGTGCTGACGGCGGCAGAGATTTTAATTTTGCGGACGACGCATAAGCGTGTGGCGTCACTCCATCGAAATTGAAAGATTTCCGAGTTTGCGGCCAGCGCTGCCGGGATGACGCCGGAGATAAGGCCCACAGAGTATGCGCCCAGCGCACCGTGATCTACTGGTCGACTCACCACGCGAGCCGCACGGAATGTTGATCCATCTACCTCTTGGATGACGCCGCCGTTACCTTGAATTTGTATGCTCATAAATTAGTTCCACACCCACGCAATCGTCCATGTGCCGTAAATTCTGGTGCTATCGCCTCCATCATCGCGGCCTTGCGCGTCCATCTTGCCCGGCCCAGCGTCTTGGCCCGCTCCAGTAAAACGGGCGGCGCGTGGAGGCGTAACTGGTTCGCTTAAGGGGTTTGTATTGATGGCGTAGATCGTGAACCCGACTCCTGCAGATATGTTCCCGGCGACCACGCGAATTGTTTCAATGACGTGCTCATCAGCGCTGTGGTCGGCGGTCGCTTCTGGACGAATCCACGCTTCGACATATGACCCCGTTAAGATGCCGGTCTGACCTGTCACGGCGACACTGGCATCGCTCGCGCCAGGGAACGCGCCAAAATCTAACGTTGCTGTGCCGGTTGCGCCCATTAGTCGAGAGTTATTTGGACGGTGACTTTGATTTGGTCGCCATTGGCGGCAATGGTGAAAGGCGCAGATGTGAACCGTTCCGCAAAGGCGATGCGGCCAGAGGTGGCTCGTGTCAGGTAGTAACCGTAAACGCTGCCAAGCGCGCCGGTAAATGTGAACGTCTGCTCGGCATAGCTGGCGGAGGACGGAGCGCCTTCTGAGACGGTCCAGCTTGCGCCGGTCAGTGTGATGGCGGAGTAGCCGCTGCCACTGGCCTCGGTATAAGTAGCGGAGGTGTCCGCTTCTGCCGGAGTGATGTTGTTAGTGAACAATCGCAGCACCAGATTTTCTGGCGTGGATTTGTTGACGATAAACGACAACATGTCCCCTTCTCCGTTGTTTGGAACTAGTAATGCCATGGCTTAGCTTTCCTCCTCGATTCCAATCATGCGCCCGTCTGTTCCGCGCTTGATGACGACTTTCTTTTTCTGTTCCGTAGCCGGCGCAATCGAGTTGGTGATGTTAATGTGGATGGGTTGTTCGGATTTTGTCAGAGGCTCTTCACAATCTTCTTCGCACTCGTCATCGCAATCGTCTTCCATTTCAGCCTCTTCAAATTCAAGGTCTGCCTCGATATCGGCGATGATGCCGTCCACAAAACCAGATGCTTCAGCGTCTGTTCCTACAAAACACGATCCGTTCAAGTTGCTGCCGTCAATGATCCGGTATTCGTCCACATGGCTGCGGAACATGTCCGCGTATTTGGTGACCATGCGCTGAATGTCGTCTCGCTGCTCTTGGCTGAGCGCTGTGCCGGGGATGCCTGCGCCCTTCACGTCTCCGTCTTTGATGACATCAATCCGAATGCCTGCCATATCTGCGGCCTTGGATGAATCTTCTATGGCCACAAATGCGCCGACGCTGCCCACGATGGCCGACGGGGTGATGAGGATGCGACGAGCGCCTGCGGCAAGCGCATAAGCAGCGGAACATATCTGGCCATCGCTTACGGCTTCCACGTCGAAGAACTGAGCGGCCTCGGCGATGGCCTGAGCGCATTCGATGTTCCCGACGCATTGACCTCCCGGTGAATCAATCACAAGCCTGATCTTGGTGACGCCTGGCGTGGCCATGGCTTCCTTCAAATCTTCCTTGATGTCTTCGTAGCTGACGCAACCGCACGCCTTTTCAATCAACGATGCGTGACGGACCAGTGTTCCGATGATTGGAATGGTCGCCGTGTCGAACTCAATCTTCATCTCGGGAAGCGCGTTTCCAAAAAAATCCATGCCGTCTGACTTCACTTCCGGAAGTGCCGCGCCGGAGAGGTGTGGCTTGATGAGCCTGTGGATGTCCATCCACGCATCGTGCGTGATGCTCCATGGCTGGTAATAAACGGCCTGAATGAGTCGTTGAAATTTCATGATTGAGGTGCGGTAGAAGATTGCGGTATTTGCGGCATCTGCGCGCTGACGCTCGGAGGTCGCAAAACAACCAAAGCCTCTTGAATGGTGATACCATGCTTTGCCGCGAGTCGCCCGGCGCGCTCTAGGTCGCTGTCGGCTTCCCGCTCGCGCTGTGCGTCCACGTCTTCGAGATACAGACCGCGCCGAGCGCAGGTGAGCTTTCGAGTGGTGATGCCCTGACTGATCTCTTGCAGGTCAACATCAGAATCGTATTTCTTGTCAGCCGTGATTTCACCCGGGCCTTGGTAGTCCCACTTATACCACTCATCAGACGGTGGCAGGATTCCGAGCTTGATGAAGCGGCTAATGGCGTAACCATCGACACGCTGACAGGCTTTGCGAACCATCTTGCGGCGCTTGTCCAAAACGGCGTTGATCTTTTCGACTATGACGCGCATGGGCGCACCCCCCACTGCCTGCGGATCGAGCGAGAAAAACACATCCCATTCTGTTCCCTTGAACGCATCGCGGAGCTTGTTGGCCATGAAGCTTTGAGTTCCGCCGCCGGGCCGGTCATAATGGAATGCCTCAAGTTTGCTGCCCGTGCCCGCTTTAAGGTAATTGATTGTGCCGCCGTCTAGCTTTTGTATGTCGAGCGCGGTCTTGTTGTTGGTATCGGAATCGAACGTGGCCGCTTGCTGAATGATGGCCTTGGCAGTGTCGGCTTCGCCGGTCTCGTTCGTCTCTACGATAGTGCGAGTGCTGAACGCTTTCTGTGCAAGCATCTCGAACCTTGACCATTCGTGCATATCCTGCCAATCGAACACGCTGGATGCGAGCAACGAGAACCCGCGCACCTGGCCCGTTATCATTGGGCAGAATGACGGGAACATATTGCGCGCTGATATGTCCTGATAAGCAGAGCTAGCGATTGAGTCTTCATAGACTCGATACGCCAAAGGTCGGCTGTAATTGTCCACAACGACTCCATCAATCACTTGCGCTTCAAAATTGATTTCTGTTGCGGCGGGATATGGCCGATTGTCATCTACCAAGATGCCGTCAATTAGCATTTGGTTTCCACTGAACTGAATTGAACAGCTCGTGCTGCCATTGATGCGCGATCCTACGCGGTGCGACGGAATGATTTGAATAAGCGGATAGCCGTCTGGAGTCTCAGTCAGCAATGTGAAATCCTCTCCATCAACCAGTGAGTTGATGACCTTTCCTTGCAAGAAAGAATCGTAATCGTAAGGCCACCCAGCTACGTCCATGACCTTGTGCCACTCATTGAGCGCGGATTCGGCCTGTTCTCCCCATGCTTTGTCTTTTCCCGAAAATTGAGGTATGAATGAAGATACGGCTAGATTTGCTTGTTCAAGAATAGAACCTTGAAGTGATGGATACTTCCAAAACATTTGACGACCAAGCGTAGTGAGCGTTCTGCGTCCCCAGGTGCTGACGCTTCGGTGGATGTCGTAATCCAGCATCGGCGATGCCTTTCGGTCGATCGTCTGCGTGGCGGCCTCAATGAGGTTGTTGGAGTTGTTATAACCCGTCGAAGCGCGTCGATCAATAATGCGATAAGGTTGCGAAGCCATAGGTCAGGCAAAAGAAATCCGCGTGCTTGTCGCAGCGGTGATGTCCGCAATCGGGTATTTTTCAGGGTCTTGAAGATTCAGAGCGCGCAGGATCATGCGGATGCGCTCTTCGGCAGACTTGGCAATGGCGGCTTCGGTGCGGGCATCTCCAGCCTGTGAAAGCGTGGAGGATTTTCCCGCCGCTAGGTCGTCTTGCGCTTCTCGCAATGACGCCTCAAGGTCTTTTACAGACCACCCAATGAAGTAATTGATTGCCATCTAACCGATGGCGGGAAGTCAAACGAGTCTGGTCTTAATCTGAGCAATGACCGCCTCGAACTTCTCAACCTCCCTGCGGACTGATTCTTTTGTTGATTCTGTCCATTGTCCCGAGGCTTCAAATTGTCTGAAGAGCTTGTCCTTGGCCGCCGCAAACGTCATAAAAATGGCTGTGTCCGGAGTGGAGTCATGCCGTGTCTGAATGGCTGTGCGATGTGGCTGATCAATCAATCCAAGCGCGAGCATGGTCTGAGATTCGACATGATTCGCCTCGTCAATGGTGCGCGCTGGTTCTGGCAGCGCAATGGCGATGTGAATGCATTTCTGAACCGCCAGATAGTTGAATCCGTCCGGTAGCTGCTTCTTGATGGTCTCGAAAAAAGAAAGACTCATCTGCTCGTGCTGGCATAGCGTTTGAAGTCCAATCCCTATTTCGCGCCCCAGGTTGACCAGCTCAATCTTTGAGTCGCACACGGCCCTGCCAAGTTCTGAGAGTTTTTTCCAGTCGCGGTTCAGCTTGTCCAGTGAGGCTGTTTTTGATTGTAGTTCAATCTGTGTCATAGTTTTTTGGGGAGTTGTTGTTTGCGTTTTTCCGACATGTTTTTGCAGCTAACCAGCTTTCGTTGTCCTATGGCCGGAGGCAGGTTGAGAAAGCCGACACTTTGAAATTTCTTCACCATCTTGCTGACGTTGGCTTTCGTCATCGGGCTTCCATCGGATTTTTTATATCGCAGCGCAAGTTCTTCCTGAGTCTCGACTCCTGCGGTCTCGTGCCAACCCATCGCCAGCAGCCAGCAATCAAAAGCGAACTCGTGACAGCCGCGATAGTCTTTGATTATTCGAGCTGAGTCTTTGAAGAAATCAAGCGCACGCGAAGCAGCTTCTCGATAATGATTGGGCTCAGCTTCAAGCTCGGCTGTTAGTGGATTGCCTCTGTCAGGCTCGTCGTGTTCGATGATGTCTGCTTCGGTATTCATTCGTTCTTGGTGTTGGTTTGTTTTTGTTCACTGCGACTTAATCTTTCGGCGCATGGATCTGGAACGAGGTCTGCCAGTATTGCGCCCAACACTTGGTGATTTGCCAAATCTCGAGCGTGATCGTTGCGGCCTTCTTTCCAATACACTCGGGTTTCGTTGGTCTTTTTATCAAACTCTGTGCGCTTGACGCGGCTGCTCATCTGCGCGTTGTATTCTTTCTCGGTGTCTTCATCGCCGGTGATGGGCTCTTCCCAAAGCAGCGCGTCTATGAGTTCTTGAACTTTTTGGTTCATTTGCGATTTGCTAAATCGTATTACTGGACAGCGCCGGCGGCTGAGGCTTTGTCCTGATTCTGGGTCGCCATACGCCACGGGCGCATAGCTGCGGCGCACCATATTCCCGCCTACCAGCCTATGAGTGAAGTAATATTCTTTCGCTCCCATGAGAGCCACCCAGCCGTAGCGGATGCAGGCTGAGTAGACTCCGTTGTCGCCCTTGGGAAGATAGCGTGAGTCAATGAATGTCCGATTCGGCAGCACCTTAAACTTCTGACGAATCTCTTCGAGCGCTGCAAACCCGTAGGCTTTCCCAAATCCTAAACGACGACTCCGGTCCGTAGACCAGGCGCGCACAGTCCACCAAAACAAGTCTTCCTCCTGACGATCCACGGTGAGGAAGCGCGCCTTCTCATCTGACCAATCGCTCTCGATGTCGTAACTGCTTCGCGCAATGTGAAACGCGCCTTTGAGCAGCGACTCTTCGTCGCGAAACATGGCGCGCCGCTTCTGGTAAAATTGAATCTTTGGCCTTAGGTCTCCGCGCTTCTCGGCGTTGCTGGCCTCCAGCCACAGCTCGACCAGCTCCACCCATGGGAAGTCGATTACGGTCTCCCAGTGGAACGACTTGCGTTTGTCGTTGGACTCTCCTTTGGGAATGTATTGTCCGGTGCGATTCCATTCGTTCTTTGTTCGGCTTCCATCGAGTATCGGGTGCGCGCAGTGTTCGCACTCAAAGCGAATGGTCGGGATGCACTTGGCAATGTTCCAGTCGCCGCTGGGTGTTTGGTGTTTGTCCCATGTCATACCCCAGAAGCTGCCGTCTAAGCGCTGACCGCTGAACACGGGCTCAAAGTATTTTGCGCAGGCCGGGCATTGAACCGTCCACTCATGAATCTGCGCTCGGTGATAGTGGCGATACCATTCCGAGTTCTCCATCGGCTCGGCAAATCCGTCGCGCGGGCCAGCTTGACTGATTGCTAAAACCTTCGATGTTTGCGTTTTTAAGTAGTCACCCACGCGCCCAATGGCCTCTCCCATTTTGCCCTGATCCCACATCCAACATTCTTCAAGTCGTAAATAGCGAATGGATTTTGTCTGAAGGTTGGAGATGGCCGGGCCGGAGTTATACCATCCGTGACCGTGGCTGAACATGATCTCATTGTCTCGAATTTTGTGGCGCTCCGCGGGAAACAAATCTCGAACGGGTTGACAGTTTCTGAAGTTTACCACAGATCGGGATTCCGCAAAAAATTTTGCCTCTTGGTCTGTCTGGAAAATTTCCATGTATGGCCCAGGGTCGGCGGAGATTCCATACAGGCATATGCCATCGCCAATGAGTGAGCCGCCGCCGCGCACCGGCTTAAGGATGTTTACCTCTCTGACGCGGTCGTCTTGCCATGCGTCAAACACGGCTATGAAGTGACGCGACCCGCTCACATCAAACGGGCCGGTTTTGGTTATTGGTGGCGACAGAACCCAGTTTTTCGACAGCCAGTCGTGGATGCTAGTCCGCTCTGGCGGAGTGAACATGTGGGATATTTGTTCGCCAATTTTCATGTCTCGAATTTTGAAAAGATTTTTTGAAACTCAGCCAGCACGTCGTCTTCCAGCCGCTTCCCGTAGATGCGGGCCTGGGGAACGTCCAATCCAGCAACGGCGAGCGGGTATTCGTTTTCAAGCTTCTGACGCAGGATCTGTTTGATGGGCTCGGCTACCTTGCGGAAGTCGGCTACGACTAGCAATTTTGAAACCACCAAACCATCGGCAATGTCGTTCTCTCTCTTCTTTTTTCTGTGTTCTTCGTCCGCGATGGCTTTCTTCATTTGGGCAAGCGTCTCCTTCTGTTCGCGGTAGTATTTAATCAGGCCCTGCACAGTGGCCTTAAGGTCGTATCTTCCACTGACCGGCTCTGGGAAATGACCATCCTTGGCAAGCTGGCGGAAGCGGCGATCTGTTATGTCTAGGCCGGTGAACTCAATTAACTCTTTGATTGTCGCCCCGCCCTTATGAAACTGAACTGATTTTTTAGATGAACTCATAGATATCCTTACGAATGTTTGGTAACC